GTGGATGACTATCAGAGTACCGTGGGGGCGATTGCCTATAACAAGGAGTTCGACAAAACGTTCCTCGAGGGCTCGCAGAATCTGTGTGAACTGGTCCCCCTGACCAACAAGGCAGGCTCTTCCTTCATCCAACTGTCTCCGCAGTACAACATGTTGTTGGGCGTGGACCAGCAGTCGGATCTCGAGAATATCCTGGTCGAAAAGCACAAGGCGTTCACTTTGCAGTTCATCGCCACCATGTTCTTCGGCTGCCAGTATGAATCCATCAACAAGGAGCGACTCCTGGTCGGCCAGTTGGTATAAAAAGAATAGGGTATGAGTAAAACATGTAGTGCACAGTTATACAGTTCTCTGAACTGGTGCGAGGGTCAGACCGTACTTCCCGGCATCAAGCCGAAAGTATATTTCATCCCGAAGAAGGACATCGTGTTGTGGCCTTCGTTGCCGGAGGTGAGCAAGGCAACCGACATGGCTTCGTTGGCTACCTATACAGACAGTTTTACACTGGCTTCGGATAAAACATGGTTGAGCATCAAGGCGCTTTCCACCAAGTCTTCGGTGACCACCGAGACACAGGGCGAATATCCTTCCGTGACGTGTCTCAACAAGGTGTCGCTGAAGCATCCGGGCACCGACGAAGAGGCGAGCGGTTTCTGCCGTCAGGCGATGGCCGACGACCTGGTGTTCCTGGTGCAGCAGCGCAACGGCAAGTTTCGCGTGATTGGCTCCGAGATGTTCGAGACTACCACCAAGCCTTCACAGGCTCTGGGAGAGGGTAACACGGGTGAAGCGGGTACGACCATTGAGGTGGAGGCGACCGACATTTGCCCGGCTCCTTTCTACCAGGGTAATATCGTGACTGAGGCCGGTACTATCTCCGGCAAGGACGGTTCAGAAGTGAAAACTACGTAATAAGTCTGAGAAGTAATTTTCAAACGTTTATATTAGGTTAATTGGTTAATTTGGGGGTGGCAACGGTAAGTCGCCACCCTTTTTAATTGGATAAATATGGATACTCAATTTACAGATAAAATCAAGGCGTATCTCGATACCGATCCCAAAGAGAGAAACGTCATCGAGGGTGCGACCATGTTGCTGCAGCTCAACCGTAACCGCATCCTCTTCAACAACGTCATCCGCCGTCCGGACAAATTCGCCGACAAGGTGGAGTATGAACTGAAGAAGTTCTTGCGCATCCGCCTGGACAGCATGACCGTCGAGGATGTGGCGCGTATGGACCGTGTGGTCGTTCCTCAGGCCGAGGAAACCATCGAAGCGGGTGCCCCCGAAATCAGCTCCGACGGGGATAGCGCCCAGGAGGGCACAGTGGTCCGCGGCAAGCGCGAAGACCACGACAGCCTGCCGGAGGCGATTCAGAATCTGTGGACCGAAAACGGCGAACTGTACTTCAAGATCAAATCGCTCTTCGAGCAGTTGAAGACGATGGAGAACCTGCCTTCGTGCGACCGTTATGAATACCTGGTGCAGCTCAAGGAGGCGGACATCCGTTACCGCGAGAATATGCGCCGGTACGACGAGTACAAGGAGGGTGACCCCATCGAGGAGACAGACCCGGCCGTGATTGCCCGCAAGATTTCTGCGGCGCGCAAGTATATCAGCGACAACAAAAAGAAGCTGGCGGAGCTGCGGGAGAATGATCCGGAGAAATACGCTACACTGCTGGCCAAGGTGCAGGAGAGAATCGACCTGCTGAAACAACTGGATGCCAACATTGAGCAGGCGCAGGCCGATGAACTGACCGAACTGGGACTGAGCGTATGAAGAAGTTGGTAGACGATATCATCCGTCCCATCGGACAGCATCCGCTGCAGGCGTATCTCGATAACCGCATCCAACTCTTCGACGTGATTGAGAAGATCCTGTCGGAGACGGGTCCGGCCAAGGTGTACATCTCTACATTCTCCACGTCCGAGGAGTTCCTGAGACGTATTTACAGGCTGAAAAGGGAGGGGCGTATATCGCGGGCCACCATGCTGGCGGACCTGAAGGCTTCCCGCAAGACGGTGATTCTCTACTCGCTGATATCACATACTTTCGATGAGTGTTACCTGGCCGAAAACCACAGCAAGGTGATACTCATCGAAAACTCCCGCTTCCGGGTCTCCATCTGCACTTCGCAGAACCAAACCCGCGGTAACCGCACGGAATCGGGAATGATCAGTACGGATCCGGCCGTGTATGAAACATTGCTGGATGAATTTAAATCAATAGTGAAAACCAAAGCAATCTTATTGGATGGACTTTTCAACGGAACAGATCAGCAGGGTGGAGGAACTGGCCAAGTTCCTGACACCGATATCTGAAATCGCTATCCTGATGGATGTGCGGCCCGATGACTTGCGCCTGGCTATCCGGGACCGCAACAGCGAGGTGAGCAGGGCGTATTACAGGGCGAAGGCGGAAACGTCTCTGACCTTGCGCAAACAAGAGATTGAACTGGCCAATGTAGGCTCTCCGCTGGCCGTACAGCTGACCAACGCCTACATGGTGGCCATGGATTCTGACGAAGACTTGTAATCATGCCGATACCTGCCACAATTGATATATGTGAGAAGTACCTTTTTGCTGACGTCAGCGAAATGGTGCAGGAGGGCGTGCCCGAGATCATCCAGAAACGGTTGGTCAGACTGCGCGACCTCTACAACTATTGGATGAACTTCCCCGGCAAAAAGGATATGGAAATCGCCGAGGAGGACATGCGACGAAACGGCATCGGCAAGTCTGCCGCTTACGAGGATGTGCGAATCCTGAAAAAACTCCTGGGCAACTTCGCCAAAACGACGAAGGACTATCACCGGTATAAGTTCGCGCTGATGATTGACGAGTCCTTCCAGATGGCGAAACGTACAAAAGATGCCAAGGCAATGGCCAGTGCAGCGAACTATTACGCCAAATATACGCAGCTGGACAAGGAGGACGAGGTCGACCGGGGCTATGACCAAATCGTGATGCAGCCCTTCGAGCCGACCGATGACCCGACCGTGCTGGGACTGAAGGCCATCCCGAATCTGCGTGAGAAAATCGCACGTAAAATCAAGCAGTATTGGAGTGAGGATATCGAGGAAGTCTCCTTCGAAGACACAGAGTTTGACGAGGATAAGATATTCAACACCAGTATGATAAAGACAAATGATTAACTTGTACTTCAATGAAGAAATACTTCAATGACCCGCAGCAGGAAATCATGTTCACGGGGGCAAAGGATAATGTGATTGTCGGGGGGCGAGGCATCGGCAAGGGTCTGATCCATGCGGCATGGAACCTCCGGAACTTCCAGCGGATGCCGGGGTCGTGCTCCGGTATCGTGGGCGTGAACGGCAAGAGAGTGCTCACCAACACGCTGCCTTCCATGCTCATCCATTGGGAGTCCTGGGGATATAAGCGCGACGTACATTGGTGCATCGGTCGGAGACCGCCGGAGTCATGGGGCTGGGGCAGGCCTATCTTCGAACCGCAGAGTTACGATAATGTGTTGTCGTTCTATAACGGAAGCATCGGTTACATCATCTCGCAAGACCGAGCCGGCACTTCCAACTCACAGTCCTACGATGCCATCACCATCGACGAGGCGAAGTTCATTGATTTCGACCAGTTGAAGAACGAGACACTGCAGGCGAACCGAGGTAACAAGATGTACTTCGGCAAGCACTTCTTCCATCACGGCATGTTGGTCACATCGGATATGCCGGTAACTAAAAAAGGTAGTTGGTTCATGAACTACGAAAAAAACTGTGACCCAGAACTCATCGAGACGATCCAGGGCATGGTGTTCGAGTGCTGGAAAATCAAGAAAAGAATCCGTGAGGACCTTGCCGCCGGCGTGAAACCTCCGGAATATCTGCGTGCCCACCTGCGAACATTGAACCGTGACCTGTGCAGGCTGCGGTCCGTGGCCCTGCTTTACAGAGAGTACTCTTCCATCTGGAACATGCAGGTGTTGGGCGAGAAATGGGTGAACGACATGAAGCGCGACCTGCCGCCGCTGACCTTTATGACTTCCATCTTGTGCAAGCGTATCGGCATCGTAAAAGACGGTTTCTATTCCTCACTGACTCCGGCGCATAAATACCATGCCGTGAACTACAGTTACATCGACAACCTGGAGTACCAGTTTGACAAGTTGAAAACGCCGTGTTCGCTGGCGGATGCCGACGTGGAGACGGAGCTGCCCATCTGCGTGGCCTTCGATGCGAACGCTAACATCAACTGGCTCGTGGCCGGTCAACCGCACGATAAGAAACTCCGTGTACTGAAATCTTTTTACGTGAAGTACGAGCGCAAGCTGCCGGAACTCGTGGATGACTTCTGCGAGTATTACCGGCATCATCACCATAAATCCGTCGTGTTCTATTACGACCATACCTTCCTCAATGGCAACTACGCGGTGAACGACCAGGACTTCGCTTGGGTCATCGAACATCAGTTCGTCAAGAACGGATGGCAGGTGGACCGGGTGTATATCGGTCAGACCATGCGGCCGATGGAACGCTATCTCTTGATCAACCGTATGTTGGAGGGGCGCACGAATCTGCGTCCGGTATTCAACGAGACTAATAACGAGGACCTTCTCATCTCCATCCAGACAGCGGGAGTGTATAACGGAGCCAAGGACAAGCGGGGAGAGAAACTGGCCGAGACGGAAGAGGATAAGCTGGAGAACAGAACCGACGGTTCAGATGCCTTCGATACCTTGTGTGTGGGCTGCGAAAAGTTCCCCAAGGTCTTCAACTCTATGTTCGTCACTTCGTCATGGTGACTATTGTACCCGAAAAGCCAATATTGGGTACATAACTACAGAGGATTGTACCCGGTCCTGCGGGGTGTGGTCGGGCGCAGCGCCGCCAGGAGCAGCCCGGAGGCTCCCTACGGGAACTTCTCCGACCTACCCCTGGTGACTGCTGCGCCCGCCCGCACTAAATAGGTAGGGGCTGAAGCCCGATTCGTTTTTGCGTTCCTTCAACCACGCAGGGGTTTTGCGGCAAACCGCAAGCCATCCGGCATCAAACAAACAATAGTTCAGACTGTGTCCGCGGTATGGCCCCCGAGCCCAGGCGGGGCGCAAGCGCCTGTTCCGCCCGACCTCGTGACCCATACCGCCCATCCGGAATCAAACAAACAATAGTTCAGACTGTGTCCGCGGTATGGCCCCCGAGCCCAGGCGGGGCGCAAGCGCCTGTTCCGCCCGACCTCGTGACCCATACCGCCCATCCGGAATCAAACAAACAATACTTCGTGGAATTGGACCCGGTCCTGTGGTGCGTCTGAGTACCGCTTCCGGCTTCCGAGGCTGGCAAGGAATCCGCCCTTCGGGCACCTTACCAGTCTCGGAAACCAAAAGCCGAACTCAGCCGCAGTACAATAAGGTATGTCAGGCTTCGCCCGACCGAATTGTTTTGCGTTCCATCAACCACGCAGGGGGCGGCAAGCCGCAGACCTTGCGATTGACCGTGCGGGTGAGAGTAAGTAATTACTTCCATGCGCGCGGGCATTGCGTGTGACCGCCCGCCTCGCCTCGGGGCGGTGGTGGGGCGGTCGGGGTCGGTCATCGGGGCGGTCGGGGTGCATATAGAGCGAAAAATGTTAACAAATGGTGGCGGTAAGCTTAGGGCGGTGGGGGCTCGCTTCGCTCAGTTCCGCACTCCGTGCGGGGCAAGTCTTGTTTGAAGTCCTGTTTATCAATATGTTGGTTGAATGAGGTCCGCACAAGTCCTGATTTATGCGGTATTAGAGGGCATTTAGAGGCTGGTAATCGGCTTGTTTCGGGGCGTTTATGGAAGAGGCCTGGAATGGTTTCAGGGTCGCTTAGAAAGCAAAGAAGAAGAGATGAGAATATGTTGTAAAACATATATAATAGTTGCGAAAAATTTTGCCATGTAATAAATATTTTGTATCTTTATAGTACAGAAAGGCAGTGATAGTGTCACTTCCTGAATATTGTAAGTCAAACTAAATTTAAAATGTCATGAAAGAAATTAATTCCGATTTTCGCGCGCAGTGGGTGAAGCCAATGGTTTCACTGTATGATTATCTGCCCACCAAGTATGAAGCAAGCCCGAGAGAATGGGCTATCCGTGACCTGATTTGGGACTTTAAGGACGGCAAGCGCAGCAAGGAAGTGGCGCTGAAAGTGGCGGAAGCCATCCGCAACCACTTCGGCAGTTTTTCAGATACGTTGACTCTTGCGTGCATTCCGGCACACGACGCAGACGTGAACGCCGAGAGATACGAAGAGTTTAGCAAGGAACTGTGCAGACTCACCGGCATGAGCAACGGCTTCAGTCATATCCACGTGGAAGGTACGAGATACGCAATCCACGAGGACCACGAGAAGGGCAGCGAGAAAGACTTCGAGCAGGTCTATGTGGTGGACTTCGATAAAGAATGGTTCAACGGTAGACGGGTACTCATATTCGATGACATCCTGACCAAGGGCGTGAGCTATGCAAGATTCGCTTGCGTAATGGAGAGCTTCGGCAGTGAAGTGGTAGGCGGTTATTTCTTAGGTAGAACTTTAATGAACTGAGCTATGGAAGACATGAGACTGGTAAGCGAAAGCGAATTGATATACAATGTATCTGCAAAGGCAGACATGCACTTTGAAGAGGGCGACAGACTGAGTGACTTCCTTGAGACACTGACGCCCAGCCGCCGCAAGATAGCCAAATCGGCTATCGAACTGTATAAGCGAGAGAGGGCACGCAAGCAGGTAGTGAAGGTCGTGAGAGACAGCATGGCACTGTATGAACTCATGTGCAGCGCAATGGCCGAACTCCCCAACGAGGAGTTTTGGGTCGTCTACCTGAACCAAGGGGCGAGGGTGATTGGGCGTGAGCGTATCAGTGTCGGGGGCATCAGCGGCACAGTGGTGGACGTGCGGTGTGTGCTTCGTGGGGCACTGATGAAACGTGCGGTATGCATCGCAGTGTGTCACAACCATCCCAGCGGGCAGGCGAGACCCAGCATGGAGGATGACGCACTGACAAGAAGATTGTTCATTGCAGCCAAGACAATGGACATCCGCCTGATAGACCATGTGATTGTGACGGACGGTAACTATTACAGCTATGCAGATGAAGGCAGGATGAGCTTCTGAGAGGCTATAGGAGCGAAAGTAGGCACCCCATGCGGAATGGGGCGCCGAAACCTCGCTTCGCTCGGTTTCGGGGTTTTGGAAGGGCTGCGCCCTGGATTTGTTTTTGCGTTCCTTGAACCACGCAGGGGTTTCACGGCAAGCCGCGAGCCATCCGGTTTGGTCTTTTTCAGTGGGGAGGGGTTTGATTACCTTTGCTGAAACAAAACGAATTACCTATGATTGTAATTACCAAAGATGTGAAGGATTACATGTTCTCGTCGGCTCTCGATACCTTCGAGTTCACTTCCAACCAGGAGTCCGTGGCCGTGACGATTGAATGCGGCGACGTTTCTGTGCTGGAGGAATCGTATGTGCCGGACAGCGACGGGAGGGTGATCCTCTTCGACCTGCAACGACTGTTGGAACCCTACCTCTCGGAGAACCTGGTGGAGGACTTCAAAATCACCCTCGATGACGGGGCGTCTGAGAAGACAGTGCGCAGTTTCAAGGTGCAATACTGTGCGGCCGAGACATGGCTCGATGCCGAAGATTTCTTGAAATACAACTTCCTCACAACCTTACAAGGCAACAAGAGAACGGCCATCGGGTATCGGGAGTTCCTTCATTTCTGCCTGAGCGAAGCCAGTGAAATGGATGTGTATGCGCTCTATTACGACGCCAGTAGTATGGATAGCTTCGAAAAAGAGTTGGACCCGAAGACGTTTACTACCACAGGGCAGGTATTGACGGTGGACGTATCGCCGGCTCAATACCAGCTGGACGGTTATGTATTGGTGCAATACCGTGTGGTCGTGGGCGACAGATGCCAGACTTTCGTGGTCATGGAGAATGCGCCGGACGCTGCGCCCGCCCTGGTCTTCACCAATTCTTTCGGGTGCCAGGAGACAATCTATTGCACGGGCACACACGCGCTCGAGCCGGAGCACACCCGTACGACGGGTTATCTGAGCGGCATGTTCCGCAGCTATGAGATTGAGGAGAACAAGGTCTTCAAGGCGAACACCGGCACATTGTCTCACGAAATGGCGAACTGGGCGGATGATCTGTTGCGCAGCAAGGAGATTTATCTGCTGGATGGCGAGACAATCGGCAAGGAGGTCACCATCACCGAAAGCGAGAACAAGCGAAACAACGACGATGACAACCTTCCGGCATACACTTTCAGTTATCGGTACGCGCAGCGCAACCATAATATCCTGAGTGAGGCCAAGGCCGGCCGTATCTTCGACAACACCTTTGATTATACGTTCGGATGAATACAAAGGTAATACACCGGAAGGATGCCTTGCGAATGCTTGAATCGGGTGAGCCTTGCACGCTGCGGCTCTGGAAAATGAGCACGGGGGATATCCTGGAGTACAAAGGGGCACGCTGCGTAGGTTCCCACTGGAGGGGCGGCACGCACTCGGTCCGGTTGCCGATGAGCGGCTTGATCCGGACATTCCGAGACGTGGCCTTGTTTGAAATAAACGGTTTTAAGATTTATATGTGATGGAAAAGGAACTTAATTATATGCCCACAGAGATTTTCAATGTGGAGGGGTCGCGCTTTATGGCGGCCATGGAAACGGTCTCGGACTCGGCGGATGTGTTCGATGAGGATAGCGAGGATTATACCTCTCTCCCCATTCCGGGCACGGATTTCCGCTATATAGCCTGGGGAGCGGATGACCAACTGCCTTATCATATCTTGCGGATGATAGGGAGCGATGAAGTGATGAGCCAGAACAAACTGTTCAATGTGCTGACCTGTTACGGGGCAGGCATGAAGTATGTCGATATGGAGACGGGGTCTCCGACCCGGGACAAGGAGATTCGCCGTTGGCAGATGCGCAATGCGCTGCCTTCTTTCTTCCTGGAGCAGGCGACCGACATGAAGTATTATTTCTTCTGTGTGTCGGTGGTCATCCTCTCGAGAGACGGGTCAAAAATCACTTCCTTGCGGCACAAGGATGCGTGCTATTGCCGGTTCGAGCAAGCGGATAAGGGCAAGGTCAAGCACGTGTTCTACGGCAATTTCCGCAAATCGTCTCTCAATAAGGACAACGTGGAGGTCATCCGCCTGTTGGACGAGCATGATCCGATGGGTGAGCTGAATATCCTGATGGGCCGTGAACCGGGTCCGGACGGCAAGACGTACATGCGCACCAAAGAGCGTAAGTTTGCCATCCTGGTGAAATTCCCGACTCCGGGCAACAGATATTACCCAATTCCGAATTATACGGCCATCTTCCGCGGCGATTGGTATGACATCAAACGACTGGTCGGAAAGGGCAAGAAAGCGAAGCTGCGCAACCATGCATCCGTGAAATACCAGGTGGAAATCCACAAGGACTTCTGGCAGAACTTGCTGGCCGAGGAGCGCATCACGGACCCGGTTTTGCAGAAGGAGCGTATCAAGCGGGAGAAGGAGAACATCAAGAACTTTGTGGCGGGTATCGAGAATTCGGGCAAGGTCTGGATTACGGGATATTACCTGGATCCGAACGGCAAGGAGAACCGCATGGTGCGCATCAACGTGATCGACGCATCCAAAGAGGGCGGCGATTGGTCCGAGGATATTCAGGAAGCGGCCAACATCACGTGTTACGGCGACAATATCCACCCGAACTTGGTGGGGGCTACGCCCGGCAAGTCGACGAACAATAACTCCGGCTCGGACAAACGCGAGCTCTTTACCTTGAAACAGGCTATAGAGGTGTCATTCCACGACTTGATGGCTACGCCGCACAATGTGGTGATTGAGTTCAACGGATGGGCGGAGAGAATCATTCCGGACGTGCAGATGATCTTGCTCACGACTTTGGACCAGCATACCGATGCGAAAAAGATTAGTTCCAACTCAGAGACAGTGAATAATGATTGATATTGATAAGGATAGGTTTGAAAGTGTTGTCAATGCCGCGGCCAGTGCCAGCGTGCAGGTGTTTGACAGCATGCAAGACGCGCTCGAGAAAGCGCAACAACGAGTGTATTATGATGTAGCCCCGAAGGCAATCATCGAGGCAGGCTCGGAGGATCTTCAAAATGAAGTGGCCCGATATGTCTGCCTCGATGCCTTCTATAACGCCATCCCGCAGTTGGACCTTGTGCTTACGCCCACCGGTTTCGGCGTGGTCAGCAACCAGAATGTGGCTCCCGCTTCACGGGACCGGGTGTCGGCACTCCAGGAGTGCATCCGTGACTCCCGAGACGACGCGCTGGATGTCATCATCTTTCTCTTGCGGGGCAATGAGGACTGGGCGCAGACGGTCAGGGCTTCCATCCTGGTTCCGTCCGTCATGTACGCGGCCACACAACTGCAGGAATTTGCGGGCATCAGTGGGCATCGCACGGAACTTAACGCGCAGCGTCCCCGTATCTTCGAGGCGGAACAGCGCATCAAGGTGGTGTGCTCCTCCGAACTCTTCGAACAGTTGTTGGACCATATCCGCAGGGATACGGCGAGCAAGTACGAGAGGTATTTGATAGGCGCGATGAGAGAGGCCATCGGTTATTATTTGAACAATATATGGGTGGGATTCAACCGGCAGTTGGAATACATCAGCAACCTCCTCGAGGACAACCTGACGGAATTCCCGAAGTACGCGGAATCCAAGGCCTATAAGGTGAAACATTTTGAGGGTTATGAAAACAAGAAAGAGGACTCGACTTACTTTTTCGGATAAGAAACTGGATTTTTCCATTCCTCTTTCCTGGGATGAACTGAGCCAGGAGGAATTGAGGTATATCACCCGGATTATGAACTTGTTCACGCCGGAGGGGTCCCAGTTGGTCGCCTTCAGGCGGCTGACCGGGATGCACTTCCGGTTTAAGGATAAAGAGGGCAACTGGCATTGTTCCACCAAAATCGGCAGGCAGCGGATTAATTTCATGCTGAACGAAGAAGAGGTGAACTATGGAGTAGGCCTGTTGAAATGGATGCGGGAGCCTGGGCAGATACCTGTCCGGCTCGATGAAATCGGCCGTTTTCAAGCCGTGGACGCAATGCTGCACGATGTTCCGTTCGCCGATTATCTGGCGTGCGAGAATTTGTACCAGGGGTTCGCGATGACGCACAAAACGGAATACATCAATCAGATGGCCGCTATCCTGTATAGGGATAAGAAGGACCGCCATGCCGAGGGCATTCAATGCTCAGAGGGGGAGATACTGGCCGTGTTTCTCTGGTATGCGGCATGCAAGAATCTGTTCGCCCGACAATTCCCGCACTTGTTCCGCGCTCCGGCCGAGGACGAGGATATGGGCGAAATGTCCGGTCAGACGGACCGCATGAACGCAATGATACGTGCCCTCACGGGTGGGGACATCACAAAGGAGAACCAGGTGTTGGAAATGGATTGCTGGCGCGCGCTCACCGAATTGAACGAGAAGGCGCGCGAGGCTCACGAATTTAAAAAGAAATATGCGAAATAAAGAGGATATTACATTGTTTGATGCCGTCGGCTATTTCAAGGAGTTGTGTTCGCTCAACCGATTGGCAGGCGAGAAAGGTTTTTACCCGTGTGTCTGCAGCGGCATAGATTCCTTGGAAGAGGTCCTGGAGAACTTCAAAAGGCAGCAGAACTTCCTGGCCGTGGATGATACCAACGACGGGGTCACGGTACGGTTGAGCGGCGGTTTCTTCAAAAAGCGCACCTACACCGTCTTCCTGCTCCATCGGTATGAGTTCGGCAACATGAAGGACCGCGAGGAGGCGCTTTCTGTGTGCCGCGAACTGTTCCGGCAGATTCATTCCCGCTTGCTGGTGGACTGCGAACGCTATGGCTCCAACCTTATATATATGAACGTGGATAACGTGTTCTCCCGCGAGCTGGGGCAGTACTTCTTGAACGGATGCACGGGTCTCTACTTCATGTTCGATGTAAGCGAGCCGTTGGACTTAATCTACGACAAGGATGAGTGGAAGGACTAAGGTTGGCCGTCCCTGGATCTCTGAAGAGGACCGCCAGAAATACATCAAGGCATGGGAAGAGGTCATGATCAAGATTTGGCAGGAGAAAATCGTGCGACTTCGGGTCATCGACACACGGGCTCTCCATAACCAAATCCAGGGTTCGGTCACAGGCTCGGGCATGGACTTCTCGGTCATCGTCCACAAGTTCTTGTTGTACGGTTTGTATCAGGATAGCGGCACGGGCCGCGGGTACGCTAAGGGCAACGGGGGCAACCTGGATTTCCTCGATCCGTTGAAACGCACCGGCAACCGCAAGCGCAAGCAGGAGTCGGGCAAGGTCACGTCCGGAGAGCCGCGCCAGCGCAGGCAGTGGTTCAGCAAGGCATACTACCGCAGCCGCATGGTCCTGAAAGAACAGATGGCCTACATGTACGGTGAGGAGTTCGTCGGTATCCTGACGGAGGCTCTCGAGAAGCCCGGCCGCACAAGGCGCATTTAGTGTCTTTTCTCGGTCAAAGATAGCAGTATATATTTGAAATAAAAAAAGAAATGGCCGACATTCGAGAATCACTGATCAAACAAGCTTCCATAATTCGGGATGAGCGCAACGCAGGGGCTAACACGGCGGATCGTGTCGGGTCCCTGCTTGTGGCCATCTGCCAGGCTCTCACCGGCCTGGACATAGAGGAACTAGCTAAAACATTCCTTCGCAAGGATAAAGAGGACCAAACATCTCATCTCATAACCTTCTTGGCAGGAATCGCATTTGGTGAGAAAGGAATGGGAGTGAAAGTCGACGGCAAGGGCAAGGCGAATGCCCAGTTCGACAGTGTGGCATCCGAAGTGTTCTCTCAGGTCTTGCAGGTCGTATCAAAAAACTATTCAGACGGGGACTTGGGCACAGGTTTCGCACTGACTCAAGATGCAGATACCGGCTGCAGCTCGTTAGTGATAGACAGACTTACAGTCCGCAAAATAGCCCAATTCATCGAACTCCAAATCAAAAAACTGAGCTATGTCGGTGGAGAGATAATTGTATCACCGGCATCCATGACGTGCTGCAAGGTTGAAGAACTCGATAACGCTTATCGTTGCTATATGAAAAACGAGGATGAAAGCCAACGCATCAAACAGGAGTTCAAGGCTGGGGACCAGGCACGGTGTCAGACGTTCAATCTCGTGGAGATGGACGGCATGAAGAGCAATACGTATTATTGGAGATTGGTCACTGAAATAGGTGACGATTATATAGATCTTTCCAAGGAGGACTGCGATGATGGCAGCACAATCCCGACCGCAGATGATTTTATCTGTCAACTGGGCAATAGGGATGATGCATCAAGGCAGCATGCAATTATTATTTCTTCAGTGGGCGAGGATGCGCCCAGCATCAAACAATATTCCGGAATAGACTCTTATAGCCTGATTGGTAAGGAATGTACGGTTTTGTCTCCTTCCGGCAATAAACTGGTGGGTGATTTTTACTCGTCGTCCTCTGAAACGAAAACGATCACAGAGATTGTGGACGAGGTCTCGGAGAATGTGTCCAATATGGCAAGCGTCAATGCTTCCAACAGAGATGATATTGAAAAATTAGGGGCTAATGTAGAGGACTTGATGAATCAGTCGGACCAGGAAATGTGTGTCTGGTTCTATGAGGGTGAGCCGTCCATGGAGAATGCTCCGGCGGTGGAATGGACAGATATCAGCGTTATTGAATCGCATGACCAGGATATCTTCTATTCAACCGATGAAGGCAGGGCATGGCGGTTTGAAGTCGGGGATGGGGCAGCGGTATGGAATGAGATAACCGATAAACAAACTCTGAAGGCTCTCGAAAAAGCGGCTGCGGCTCAGGATGCAGCGGATAGCGCAGTGGCTAAAACCGAAGAGAATACAACATCAATCAACCGGAATACGGAGCGGATTGAATTGTTAGCGAAGAATGTGGTGACTACAGAGGCTACAGAAATAGAGACTTCGTCCGGCATTGTGACTACTTCTTCCTTCAACGGATTGTTTTCCCAGAAAAAAGAAAACGGTGAAGTGGTGGCCAGAGCGGATATATTCACAGAAATTACCGAAGACGGCCTGTCAAAGTCGGTTATCAACAGTGATCTGATTAACCTGAAAGGCAAGGTTACATTGAACGATATCACGGATGATAAAGGCAATACGGTCATAGAAGGTGGCAAAATCAAAACGGATCTGCTGGATGTGGATACGATTATGGGTGAAACGGGCGTTTTTTCCGGTTCGATGGTGACCCAATTGGTTAGCTTGGTGGATTCCGATGCCGAGGTAATCTTGACTGAAGACAATTACTTGAAATGCAAGCTGCAGAAAAACCTGAATATCCTGACCGGCGATTCGGATGATGAGATTTACAATTACGATATTATATTGCCGAGTACGGGCGAAGAATATATCGGAGCTCATGTTTATGTGGTGAACAAGTGGACTCCGCCTTATACAAGGGTCGTGGGTGGTCAGAGGTACACCTCTTTAGCGACGGAGGACCACGAGTATTTTATAGGGATTAGTCAGCAGGGTGATACCATAGTGGACGAAGAGCCTTGCAATAAAATGTCGTTTATGAATGGCATAGTGGAACTGATTGGAGTGAAGGGTAAGTCGGTGTATAAAATGGGCGTTCTGGAAATCCAATATGTGAGATGGTGTGTGGTGGGTGTACAATGTTCGGTGGTCACCAACTTGATGTTATCTGATTGAGTATGGCGCACATCCGGTTTAAACTGAAAAGGACATCCGACAGGGATGGCAAAACACGGTACGCTCGGATATCACACATCGAGAGCGACATGCCGCCAGACACCACCAACGAAGTGTTGTATATCATGCATGCACTGACCAGTGTCAACCGAATACAAATCAATGAATATTTCACGCTTAACACAAGTCTCTTGAACGGGGATGATTACTTAGAATGATGGGAACAATAGATAAATTGAATCAGATATATAAGGCCGGTAATACGCTGAAGGCTGAAGAACTGAACGGAATGGTGGACAAGATCAATGAATTGGTGGAGAACCAGCTGGCAGTCGGTAGCGAAAAGGGTATGGCCTATGACGGCGCGGCAGGTGCGTCATTGGAAGAATTGGTGAGGGAATTGGTAAGCGGTTCCGGTACCATGTATTCTGTCTATGTCCGTAATAACCTGGACTCGCTGAGTTTTGCGGCTCAGTATAACGCTCAGTGTATAATTGATTTCACATTTGTATCCCAGTACAGAGATGATATATCCGAACCATACAAGAACACCGGCGAATTGGGTATGTGTACTGTTATGGTGAAAAATACCAAGTATACGGATTTTACCGTGGTCAGCCAAACCGAAATCTCATCGGGCATGTCGGTTAAGATGGACATATCGGAATGGCTGTCATCCGGATCTAACAGCGTCAAGATAACGATCAAGGGTGAGAACACAGATAACGAGACATCACCGCTGACGTATACGGTACAATTGACATCATTGGGCGTGTCTGCACCTAACTTCGCTTGGTGGAACGCTTACAGCGATGACTTCACCATCCCGATGATGATTTCGGGTAACATATCCAAAGTGCTGCATGTAGAAATATCGGGTGAGGGCTATAACATTTCATACGAGAAATCGCTGGGCCTGTCGGTGTACACAGATACGCCTTATTTATATACGGTCGAGCATCCGGGCAAAACGGGTGTTTATAATGTGAAGTTCTGGTTGTCGAATCAGGATAATACAATCGTGACTTCCACAATCAGCATAAACTTTATGTGCATATCGTCAGCAGGTGAGGAAGTCATCCTGGTATGTGTGAATAATGTGGCGGACCAGCTAACCAATTGGCAGGATAACAATGTATTTGATTATGCAATCTACAATGGACAGTCAACGACCGGTGAACTGGATATCTTGGTGAAAAAAGGAGATACGACCATCTATCAGCAAGAATATTCGGCTGCGGCTACGGGCACGAAAACAACTTTCGTCTATCCGATGGAAGTGGATACGGATGATGACAATGATTTCTCCGTATCGATTGAAGCAACATCGGACGGGGCGCAGATGATTACTCCGATTGAATTGCAGGTGAACAATTCGCTGGGCTTCTCGGCAACATCGGGAGCGGCATTTTACATGAATCCACGTACACGCACGAACGCGCAAGCGAATTACAAATCTATCGTGAATGAGGTGGATTCAAGTTTGGTTGCAGCTAAATGGCAGAATTTTAACTTTGGCAACGATGGCTGGGTAGAGGATTCCGATGGTGTGAAGTCATTGCGCGTGATGGCAAAGTCCTTGCTTACGATTGATTACACTCCATTTGCCGAAGAATGTGCGCGATTGGGCAAGACTATCGAAATAGACTTCAAGGTGGACAACGCAGCGGACCCGAGCCAAGATATTATCAAGATTTGCAGTCAGGTGAACGGGTACCGCGTGGGATTGGCGATGTCAGGCGAGAACGTATCCTTTAATTCATTGTCCCGTCAGGATTCGACTACGCAAGATGTGCCGTTGGATAATGGGGTACGTATCAGATTAACGGTCGTTGTGATGCCTGATGCGTATGGCAATTCAGGTTTCAACCTCGTTTGTATCTACATTAACGGGCGCAAGAATCGTCAGTTTGCCTATGAATCGAACGACTATTTTAAGCAGGACGGAAAGATAGTTTTCGGTAATGATGTAGCCAATTTATACGTGTACGGAATGCGAATCTACAACAAAGCATTAACGTCCGATGCGGTTCAGAAGAACTACATTAACCAGCTTGTTTCCGCAGACGATAAGACAGCCGAGAGCAATGCAAATGATGTCCTCGATGCCGAAGGCTCAAACATTGATTTTGAGAACACGAAGAACTTGTATAATGTGTTCGTCTGCGATACCGTCTTCCCTTCGTTCACGAATCCCGCTGGGGTCAAATGTAATATGTGGGTCTACTTCAAGGACCGACCGCATGATAACTTCTCGTTGACGAACTTGCTGATGGAGGGTCAGGGTACTTCATCTAAAAAATACTACGAATGGAATGAGCGTTGGAAATTCGGTTCTAACAAGGATTCGTCAGGCACGAAGATTCCGACCATTGCGACCTATGCAGACGGGACCACGGATAAGAACAAGGTTTTTTTCGCCACGGGTGTACCCAAGTCAGGAAGATTGACCGCAAAGAAGAACTGGGCCAGCTCCATGCAGGACCACAAGGCTGGATGCGTGGCGGCATATACCGATTTATTTCGCGAAATGGGGCTATCTAACGAAGCGATGAGCGAAGATTCGGATATTCGTATTTCCGTGTACCAAGAGCCGTTTATCGGCTTCTCCAAGGTCGTTAACGAAGAGGGCAAGGACGTTTACACTTGCATGGGTGAATTTACGTTGGGTCCTGATAAGGGCGATTCGCTTTGCTTCGGTTACGATACCACGAAATACCCGAATCTTATCAGTGTCGAGGGTTCGGATAACGCTCCCCTCGGTGCGCTTTTCCGCGTTCCGTGGAATCCGAACAATCGTTATTGGGCTTA